GGATTAGTTCCAAAATCATAGGTAGCATCTCGTCGCTCGTTCTTTGCAGCTTGCTTTTGACTTGCGACTCTAGAGAACATACCTCGTTCTCCGGAGCGGGACTCGTATAAACTTTTCCACTCATTTAAAAATGCCTCAAAGTCTGGCTTCTCTGTATAACATGCACTGTTGTTAGCTAGTCCTCGTTGAGGGTTGTCTTGCCACCACTGTCCTGACTTGCATCGTCGGAGTCTGTCGTCAGTGAGGTTACTGAGACTGATGAGAGCACTTCTCCTAACACCCCCGACGACAACGATTTGTGCAATCTTACAGCAGAGATCATGACACTCGATGGAGGAAAGCTTACGTCCAGCAGCCTCCCTAAAGACTTCTGTGGTAAATTTAAAGAGGTCAACAAGAGGTTCCGGACCAGACGCTCTACCTCCGAAGGTCTTAAGGGCTGCCCCTGCAACTCGTACTCCAGATACGTCCCACTTTGGAATTTGACCTGAATACAACAAGCTAACAAGTTCTCTGTAGGCTTTAGCCCATCCAATTTTGCTGTCAGCGACGTGTATAACGGTATCTGTGGCATGGAAGTCCTCCGCTACTTCTGGTAGTTTAGATATGTACTGTCGTTCAACACTAAAGCCTACACCAGTGCCACACATAAGGACGTACATCATCTCGTCAAATGCTTTAGGGTGATCAATAGGTAGGTAACTACAGTTGAATCCAGCTACGTTGTCACGGTCAAGGGCTTCTCCTGCCGTCATTAGTGCTCTCATGCTAGGCATCACGTCCAAGTCGTGAATGTCCTTGAACATGTCGTTAGCTTCTTCCAGAGTTATCTTTTGCTTCTCTATCCAGAAATTTAAGTAACGGTCGATTGTTTCTTCCCAAGTCTCACGACGTTGTTCCTCTGGTAGGTAACGTGCGTACCTGCTTTTGTGTATGTACTGTTGATATGCGTCCAATTATGGTACTCCTTTGTTTATCTGTATATGTTGTCCAGTTAGTAATTTCTTCCTTGGTTCTGCCACAACCTGTACACTCATCGTTAACTAACTTACATAGTTTAACACAAGGGCTAATCATTTAGTTCCTGGATGAGTCTGTCAATGTACCAGCGACACTTACGTAAGTCCTCAACTGGTTTACCTTTGTAGTCGTAGCGCCATAAGTACTTCAGTGCGTTACCCTTTAAATAGCCTTTGAACTCGTGTTCAGGCATGGACGCCTTAATAGCTTCAATAGCTTCGATTGCTCCTTTGTTGTAGTGGTCAGGTTGTTCTACGGTTTTGCGTAAAGAGTCCCACTCTACAGGACTTACGTTATCAATACTCATAAACTTTTTCCTCTTCAAACTCTTCTACAAAGAAGTCAAACCTATTTATTAGCTTGTCTTCAAACCTATCAAGGAGTTCTTCCGAAGTAATCGCTAACGCTTCTAGTAAGTCGTCAGGGTCATACAGCTTCAGAAGTTTTTCCTTAATTTCCCCCAAAGTTAGTGACATAGTCAATTAGCTCCTGTAGCGTGTCTAAGCTGTACCAAAGTATTCCCTCTTTGTCACACCACTGTGACATGGTCATCTTGGCACCTTTTCTTATTTTTTTATTAGGCTGCATTAGTACGAAGACAAGTTGCTGACCTGTTGGCAAGCTGTCTCTGACGCTGGTGTACTTCTTGGTGTCTCCGTCTCTAAAGTACCCTTTGCATTCGACAAGGACACCAGAAGCACTGTGAACAAAGTCAGGACGATAAGTACGCTCAATAGTGTATGGAACTGTGAACGGTTCATAGTCAAACTCCTTTAGTATCTTGCTGACATCTTCTTCAAACGTGCTTCTAAATGCTGATTTCTTGGACCTTCGGCTCATTGAATACCTCTACTAAATATCGTGGTCCTGACGAATAAGCAAAAGCTCTCACATTAGGCCAACAGTTCTTTTTATAGGAACAGTAGGAGCAACCAGTGTCCAGCTTCATGTTACCGCTCTTGCCGTCCTCTTTTGGCTGGTAACAGTGTTCAGGTGGCTCTGGTTGTTCTACCATCGTTTTTATGTGATCAATACGATCACTAATGTCAAAACCTATCTTTTCATGGACAGGTGCTTGAGTGTCCTCATCGTCGTACATAAGGTACGTCAAGTGACCGTTCTGCTTGTCCATTGCTAACCAGCCGTACTTAGTTTGTCCTTCTGCTCTTGCATAGCCCTTAATTTGAGCAATATAGCCAAATGGGTCATCATAAGCCAGACTTGCATCTTTGAATTTTCTAAACCCATAAGTCGAGACACTTTTAACATCAGTGACGATACCGTCAATCTTGCAGTCCATAGAGCCACTAATACCGTTAACTTCACACTTTTTCTGTTCATCCGTAACCTCGTGTCCTGCTGCGCGTGTTAGGAAAAGTAACATCTCTTCAATCAAGTGTCCGTACAAAAACTTAACGTAGGTATGACCCTGCATGTCGTCCATCTTTTCTACGTCATTCCAGACATTCCATAAGAAGCGGTCATTACGACCGATGTTAGACATGCGTAACTTCCTTGAGTCGTCACGCTTTTTTGTAAACTCGTTACGCATAAGATTCTTTACGCCTTCACCAAAGGCTTCAATACAGTCCTCTATGTCTACGCCTTCAGGTACTTCCTTAGTTTCAACCAGGTCGTAAATGTCGTTTATCAATGTATGAATATTTTTCATATTTTAACCTTAGTGGGTTTCTGCCCATGTTGTTCCGACTTGATATTCTCCGTCGAGCGGACATCGGAGTTTAAAGTGTACGCCTGACGCCTTGAGACACTCGACCGCAAGCCAACCGAATTTCTCTGCTTGTTCTTCAGCCACTTCCGACTGTACTTCATCATGTATGTTACCTATAAACTTGTAGTCTAGTTTCCACTGCTGTGCATAGTCGTCTAGGATAACTAAAGCCTTCTTCATTACTATAGCACCTGCAGCCTGTAATAGCGTATTTAATGCAGCATGTTGAGATCGAATTCTGAGACGTCTACCATCAATTCCTCTGAGATAGCCTCGTTGAGATGCTCTAGTAGTCCGCTCTCGTAAACTTTCAAGAGCAGGTGTATTTGATAAAAATCGTTGTTTAAGATCTGCGCCATCTCGTGCGCTTCCACCAACGATAGATCCAATTTTGGCGTCCCCTGCTCCGTAGAGGAAAGCGTAGATGAAAGTTTTTGCTTGAGGTCTTGTTTCCAGCCCCGCAGCCATTTGATTTCGTGTGTGAATATCTTCTGTGAGGAGGACATTGGTAAACTCCTTGTCGTCCATGTAGTGGGCTAACATGCGTAGTTCAAGGCCACTAGCGTCAAAACCTACGAGTTTCTTTCCGACAGGTACAGTCCAGCAGGAGCGACACTCTTTGCCGTAAGGACTATGTCCAGCTGGTACTTGAGCCATGTTAGGTGACTGGTGTGTCATCCTTCCAGTAACAGCACCGTTGCTAATGACTCTTCCGTGTACTCTACCGTCCTCCTTGACAGCTTCCAACCAGGAGAGTACTTGTGCATGTCTCTTCTGAAGCAACAGATATTCCAAAACTTTTGCCGCTTCTGGGACATGACTGTTCTGCTTAAGCGTCTTCTCATCGACAACAGGCTTTCCGCTTGGCGTGACTTCTTTCCATACTGCACCTTTTGTTTCAAGTCTCTCTGCCACTTGCTGCCGTGACCCAACGTTAAAAACCGTAACTTTATCTTTAAGACGCTTCTTGGTTTTCTCAGAGTGCCTTTCTTCGACAATGGGTGGAAACATCTCTTGTAGTTCGGCTTGTATGTCATTCATACCTTCCTTAAACGTAGCACAAAGCTCGTTAGCCAGCTTCTGGTCAAGAACCCAACCATTGATTTCCTGCTGTTGTACTATCCACTGAACCTTATGTTCAAGCTCTATACACTCAGGTAAAAACTGAGCCATGTCCTTTACTAACTGTTTGTGTACTGCTTCTGTGACTGCTACGTCCTGTATGCAGTAGTCAATCATCTCTTGTGATAGACAAGAGAAGTCAGTGTGGTCACCTTTGGGAAAGCCCAACTCATTCCCCCAATTCCTCAAAGAGTGACCACCTGACTTACTAGGATCAAATAAACGTGAAAGGACTAAAGTGTCCACTATGCGCTCAGAGGCCACAGAAAGCCCCCAGAGACGTTTTAACACTGGAAGGTCGTAACCTATTAGGTTGTGTCCAACGACGCTCACAGAGCCAGCCAGAGCCTTACAGAGGGTATCTGGAGTCGTGTGTACGGTATCAACACCATTTTCCCGTGTTACAACACACCAAATGGTTGTTGGGTTTAAACCGTCAGCTTCCAAGTCAAGGTAAATCAATCGTCTTCACCAAATAAGTCGTACTGTAAGTCTTTAGGTGGCGTGTAGTTAACTTTATAATAGTCCCTTTCTTCTTGCGTTTTTTTCCTATGACATATTGAGCAAAGGACAATACAATTTATTAGCTCTTTATTGAGCTTATCCCAACTATAATTATGAGCGTCTGACATCTTAAAGTTTTTATGTTCTCTGTCAATATGGTCTAACTCTAAAGCAGCATGAAACTCGTTATAACCACACTCTTGACAGCCTTTTTCTAGCTTGTATTCTTTTATGTAAGCTCTTTTTTCCCTAGCTCCTGGTGCGTTCCATCCCATCAGAAGTCCTCACCAATGTTAGGATTTTGGACTTCCTGTAACCTCCCTGTTTGTTTCTCGTACTGTAGCCAACAAGCGGGTCCTGTTTCGCCTGTGTAACGATTCTTTAGGACACGAACAGTAGTCGTGTTTCTAATGTCCTCGTTTTCGTTCTGCTGGTCACGTTCCATGCCTATGACAATGTCGGACAGCTGTGCAATAGCTTGTGAACCTCGTAGTTCACCTAA